GGTTAGCTGCTCGACAGTATATTCGGGAAACGCCGCGACAAGGCGATTGATTTCCGTCAGTGCCTCTGCCCTGTCACAAGAGTAGTCGGTGCGTTTAATTTCACCGTCCATATATACTTCATCGCAAAAGTTTCGCGTAAAATTAGGATGAATGTTTTCTTCATAAATACGCAAAGCCCTCTCATCTTCAACTTGTTCATCAACGGCTTTTTGTTTTTCTGCATCTGTTTTGGTTGGGCTAACAGGAAGTTCGCAATAAAAACCAGTGTCAGGGTTGGTGTAGCAAAGCTGCACCACATCACCATCGACCCTTGTTGTGTAATCAGTCATGTTTCACCTAAGTTATTGAAATTGATTTTGTGCCGCTTGTTCCAAAAAGATTGCTTTCGTTACTCCATGTCCACGTTCCTCTAAACCCTTGACCACCACCTAAATTATTGGCTGCACTTCCTTGAGCAAAGCTCGCACTAGTGCGCGAAAGTGAACTGCTGCCAATCGTTAGAGTTGACCAACCACTGTTTGAAAGAGCCGTGTTGTCGCTAATGACAAGCCTTATTCCTGTACCTCCGGTAGTATGAAAAAGAGCTTCGACAGTTGCGCCAGAATTAGAGAAGCCAGACGCATTTCTGCTGGTTAACGAGCCAAAGTCACCGCCACTAACACCACTAAACAGACCGCTTTCACTACTATCGTTAAAACCATGATTGGTTGACCCATATTGACCCGCAACTACAAGCTGACCAACAGTCATCGTTGCTGAATACAGCGAACTGGATGCCCCATAGTAATCAGAAAAAGATGCAACCGCGCCGCTGCTTTTGCCAATCAAGGCACGCACGGCTGAAGCGTCAAGGTTTATCTGCGTTCCCGCAGAGTTTCCTAGCTCCGTGTTAAAATCGCTGAGTGCAAGTGCGCCTGATGATGGAAGTGCCATTTGCTTGCCCTATTATGGTGTGCCAAAGGCTGTAATGTCATTTGCTGATATAACCGCGCCATTGGATGACAGCGAAAAGACAGTTGTCCCGTTGTAGTTAAAATCTAATCTGTTGCTTGCGCCAAGTTCAATAGTCCACTGGCTTGTGCCAAAGCTTATACTGTTGCCATTCGTGTCAAGGTTGCCGCCTAGCTGCGGAGTTGTGTCCTCAACTACGTTATCAATAGCGTTTGGGTTGGCTGTTGCACTTGCGGCGATGGCATCAAGTTTAGTATGGTCTGCATCAGTAAAAACATTGCTGTCGGTTGCACTATCCACAAGCGTTCTAATCTCTGCTGCGGTTTGGTCAGCCGTTGCGCTTGCCTCAATGCCGTCAAGTTTCGTGTGGTCTGCGTCTGTAAAAACATTGCTGTCAGTCGCGCTGTCCACAAGTGTTCTTATTTCTGCGGCTGTTTGGTCTGCCGTTGCACTTGCCTCAATGCCATCCAACTTAGTTCCATCTGCCGCAACATCCCGACCATCTACCGTGCCAGAAACAATGATATTCCCCGTGACATCAATCGGCTTGTTGAAAGTCCACTTGTCGCCACTGCTGGCATAGTTAAAGGTTGCGCTTGCGCCATCAATAGTTATACCAGCACCATTGGCTGCGGCAGCATCAGCCGCGCCAGATGCTAATTCGATATTCTTGTCATCGACTGTGAGGGTCGTGCTGTTAATGGTGGTTGTTGTGCCGTTGACCGTCAGGTCGCCGCCGACAACTACCGCCCCTGATGCATTGAGCGTTGTGAATGAGCCAGCCGCCGCACTCGACGCGCCGATAGTCGTGCCGTCGATTGTGCCGCCGTTAATATCTACAGTCGCCAACACATCCTGTTCGATGGCGTTGTTCAATTCTTCGCGGGTGATTTTCTTGGTTTCACCAGTGCTGGTGTCCACCATGACAAAGGCATCAGTCGCGGCTGTGTTTGCGCCTGTGATTGCATCGAGTTCTGATATTTTCTTGTCAGCCATTTTCTATACCTTGATGATGTGATTAACGACCAAAAATGGTTGCATGATGTTGTGTGCTTGGTTTCCGCCAGCATTTTGTGTGGTTGTGGCGGGGTTGCGAGGGTCGTTAATGTCATCAGTCGCAGCCACACGGAAATTGTTGCCCGTTGGAGCAGAACTATCAAACAAGCTGATGTTGTGGTCGTGCGCTGGCAACTCTGCCTCAGTCAATGTGTGTGTTTCTCCGCCACCCGTTGCAGCCAAAATGCGGTTCGTGAAGGCTTGCCCGTTCGCATCCGTGCCTGTAGCCTGACCCACACCGACAGGGACACGCCCACGCAAGTCAGGAAGCTTGAATGTTGTTGCACCATCACCCGCGCCATATTGCGTGCCTATCGCAGTAAATAGGTTCGCATAGGTTGTGCGGCTGACAAGCGCACCATCGCACAAAAGCCAGTTTGCGGGTGCAGACGAGCCAGCGAATTGCAGGATAGCACCAGGCGGAGTGTCGCTTGTGTTAGTGTTGCCAGAGAACTTGCCCATGACAATCCATCCGTCATTTGCCTCGTTCCTGAATTTCAATTCAACATTAGTTGTGTCGAACCAGAACATCCCAGCGAAGACACTTGCTGGCTCAGTCGGGCTGAGATTGCTGCTTCGTATGGCCGCCAATGCGTTATTCAGGTCACCCCTGACGTTGGCTGCGGTATCGTTGCTGATTTCATAATCGTGGGTTGCCATCGTTTAATACTCTACTCTCGCAAATAACTCGTCGATGCTTGGTGTAACATCGTCCGAAGTGCTTTTCAATTCTACCTTAAAACGAAACGCTCTGCCACTGAATTGCCCCGATTTAAATGGTTCATAACTTGACCAAGTGGGAGAGCCAGACGGGTCATCGTCTGTTCTTGATATAAAGAAGATGACATTGGTGTCTGGGAACTGCGGATTAGCCGTCAAGCTATCCCACAAGCCAGACAGTGTGTCGATGTTCCCCGTCAAATCGTCCCACAGACCCGCCCCTGTATCAAAGCGATTATTGCCAACAAATCCTGTGACACGAGCCTGTCTAACGCTGCCCGTGTCAATGTCATTGGCGAAAGTATATGTCGCTGTAGACGGGGCAGTTGCAGGGGACGTAATACGGAGATTGTTGCTGGTCACTGAGCAACCCGTCTTTGTCCCTGAGAATGATGGGTGTTCAGTCGCCGTGTCAGTCGTTGAAAATTGATTTAAGGCTGCGGACGGAACAACCACACTGGTAGAATTTTCGCTTGGTATGCCGACCTTATCGAAAGCCTGTATCATGTAAGTGCCAGAACGGGCAGGAACACTAACGCTCGTCGCGGGTCTAGGCACTTTCTCAAAGCTTGTTGTGGCATTGGCAAATGTTGCACCAGTCTCATCAATGGAATGTCTTATTTTATAGAAACTCAGGTCAAGACTGGATATTGCCTCCCACTCCAACGTGGTTATGTCACCATTGACTGTTGCCGACAAAACAGAAACATCATCTGGCGGGTCAATCTGAGCCTGTAGATTAAGCTGCGCTGTCGTGTAAGCTCCTTTACGGCCAATCGTGTTAATGGCTCTGGCTCGAACATCGTAAAGACCATTCTGCAAGTCGATTGCCTCAAAGACACCTAACTCACCAACGCCAAGCTGGTTAAATGTTGTATCTGAGGCAAGCTTGAACTCAACCTCTACATAGTCAATGCGAGAGGTTTCAGTCGCGCTGATTGTTGCCCTAATTAAACTAACAACGTGTTCATTGATAATCCGCGTATCTTGCTCCAACGTCAAACCAACATTAGGGACAGTAAAAGCATCCGCGAGGATAGTATTGTTGCTCTCGAACAATGCCTCGTCAGCATAAGGTTCATACACACTAGAACTGACCTCGCTCAATCCTAACGTCACCTCAATCAATCCATCCTGCGTGGGAACAAATTTCCATCCTGTCACCTCAAAGGTCTTACTGCTAAAGCCGAGATGCGCGTTGGTATATGTAACGATGTCGCCCACCTGTAGCTTAAACGCACGAATGCCAAAGTTACCAGACAGTGAAAGTTGCTCCCTATTTCGGAACAGCATTATTTTGGCAAGACGCTGCGCCATTGTGCTGGTGGATGTAAACGGCAGCGATATGTCAGCCACCATCTCCTGATTGTTGTCAGTCTGTAAAAAGGTGGTGCTGGTGACTTTCCTAAAGTCGGTCATCTGCCACTGTGTCTCTTCGCCTTTATATTTGCCAGTCACCGCATTGAACCCCTCGCGGCGGCTGTTGCGCGTCTTAATCTGAATGTTTGACCGATTATCGTCTTCAGTCAAAGCCAGAACTGGTGACGTATATGCACCAGCTTTGACGCGAAACTTGCCTTGTGCATACCACATCGAACCCGCCATTGAGCGAGTAAGGTCGCCAATCACCTTCTCTGGCGTAACATCCGTGATGAAAGACCCATTAGCCGTATATCGCGTCTCAGTCCCTCCAGCGACTAAGCTGACAGTCTCATCACATATAGCTGCTGCTGCGGCGAATGAGACATCATCAATTTCATCTGCGTCTGCATTGAGGCCGTAATCTGATGTGAGGTAATCACGCAAGACAAGCGCAGGATTGTTTGAGAATGTCGTTGCCTGTGTTGTGGGGTTGTATAGTTTTTTGCCGCGCACCACAAAGCTGATTGTCGGTTCACCATTAGGATAGCTTTCTGCATCAAACTCAAGCTTTATATACACATAAGCGATGCCCGACAGCGTGTGATTTCCCGTCCACTTTTGCGCTGATGCTTGAATTAACTCTGGGTCAGCAAACTGAGTGTCTGTGCCGAGATGGCGATAAACAAAAGCCTTACCACTATATTGTTCAGGGGCGGTCACTTCATTAAGTCTGTCTCCCTTTACGTTATTAAATCCCAATTCTACGTCATCGAAATATACTTCTTCAATCTCGTCAATTTCATGTCCAGCTATTGCCACGACCATATGCAAGAATTTGTCATTATCGGTTGTCTCCTTATAAACGATAACACCGCCAACTTTTGCGCGTCCATAGATTATGGCATGAGGGGCGGCAGGGCTTACGCCAGCAACTTCATAGCCACGAACTTCCTTATCCAGTGTAGGCACATCCGGGGCAAGGGCTTTTCCGAGTTCCGACAGGGCGTAAACAGCAGCGAAGTGATAGAGTGCGCTCCCCAATATATAAGCACCAGCCGTGGCTGTGCTTATCAGTGCAACTGTTGCGCTTACAGGGTCAGCAAAAGCCGAAGTGCTTGTGAGCAACATAGGGACAAGATATTTTAGCATCAATCAACACTCCAACAAATATCCGTCTCTAATGGTTGCAGGAAGTCCAAACCCTCTAGAGTCAGGAAAGCAATCTTGTCAGAGACAACAACACCGAAAGCATACCCAAGAACAGTGTCGCCTTCTAGGGGTCTTGCCGCAATGCTCCCTCTCGCCATGCTGGCGTCCCTATCCAGCTTGCTGTCAATGGCTTCGATAATGCTGGCATGGCCTGTTTCCTTCAGCTTTCTGCCGTAGTGCATCTTGGCCTCATAGGCTGTTGAGTATTGACCGAACCACTCATCGGCAAGAAACTCATCTTTCAGCGCATAATGACAAGCGTTAATAAATGTAAAGCAGTCATTCACGCTCCACACCATCGGCTCGTCACGCAGCCTCTCAATCATGCCGTCAAGCCTTGTCTCCCAATCTTCGTGTCTCATCCTCGACCCCACTGGAACTTTTTGGCCTGTAGGTCTTCAACAAAGTCAAAGCCTTTGTCATTCGGAAAGCGAGACTTTTGGCTCTCGCTGGTGTATCTGCGCTCACGCGGTCTTTGCAGGTCAATCAATCGGCTCTCAACATAAACCGATATGGAACTGCTTTCAGCACCCTCATCAATGTTCATCTGGTCAATGTAGCCACTGAATATCTCAGCCATAACTGGTGCTGCCTCTGGCTGTAAATTAATAAAATCGTTTCCCTCTGTGAGAACGTAGTCACCGTCTTCTTGTTGCAAAAAGGATTGCGCGTTGTCTCTGATGCCAAAGTATATGCGGCACTTTCTCCCCTGATATGGCTCGGCCAATGCCAGTGCCAATAGGTCGGACGGCAACCCGGAAAGCGTCAGTGTCGCGCCTTTTGCTGATATGTCTAAGCTTTCATCAACTGATGATATTTGTATCAGCGAACCACTGCCAACATATGTATTGCCGCCAAGTTCGACCTCGCCCAAGCCTGACCAAAAGCGCAGTGTCGATGTGTCGAAGAACAACTCAATGGCAAAGAATACGTCAACTGTTGTCGCCTCGACTGCCGAACTGAAACCTGAAGGAATGTCACGGCTCATGCTATCGCCTCGACGGCAGCAAAGGTGATGCCGTAATGTGTAATCTCATTGATTGACCAGTTAGTCTCATTGGTGGCCAAGCGAAATACACCTTTGGCATTGGAGACAACGATAGTCGCAGCATCGGCTGGAGCGGTTCTAATCGCTGGAAATAAGTCCAGATTTCCTACGCCGCCAGCAGTCGTGTCAACGTCATTAAGAACCTTGTGCAATGTTGCCGCGATACCTGTGCCAAGCTGAATATAATCACCCGCTAAAAGATAGCCATCAACATCTGCTGGCAAACCAGAGACGGTCAAGTCATCACCAGTCTGGCCAGCACCGCTAACAACAGGCGTTCCGGGTGTCGATGATGCCGAGCCTCTTGGTGTTGCCGCAGCAGGGTCGCCAAGCAGGAATGTGCCTTGCATACCCTTTAACTTAATGAGGAAGGAAACCCACTGTTCGCCTTCTGCGCGGGTCATCGGAGGCAAAGTAATCTCTGCCTCGAACATTTGACCCCCGTGGGAAAAGACCTGTTCCTTAAAGGTAAATGGTGAGCGAGATAAGCCGACAGAGTTTCTAGCGCGCAAGTTTATTGAACGTATGCCTGTGATTGTCGGTAGCGTGAGAGGGTATGCAATAGCCATTAGAACGCCCTGCTAAATGAGCCGCCGCGCTTCCTTGCATCCAATACGGCTGCTTTTGACGCTTCTGCAATCTGCGGCATAAGTTGTGTGATTTCTGCGCGGACAGTTTGAGAAACCCCAGTGGAAATATTGATGTTTTGCACGACAGTTGCGCCGCCACCCTGCATTTGGTGGTTGGGTATAATCCGACCGTTAGTTCCAGATGTAAACAACTCTGGACCTTTCTCACCAACAAGATAGGTTTGGCCAGAGGTAACGGGACCGCCCGTTGCAAGTCCTGCTATCTTTTTACTAAACTTCTGCATTGGACCAGAGCCAGCTATTGATTGGACAAGGCTCTCCACTACCAATATATCTATCAGGCGGTTAACAATTTTTGCTCCCATCTCACGGAAGGCATCACTAGCATCCTTTGTGCCTTTAACTATGTCTCCAAATGCGCTGCCAAATCCCTCTGATATGGCTTCAGTGACGGTCTCTGAACGCTCTCCTAGAGCGTCTAGTTGCTCTTTAGCTTTTTTCGCGCCTTCGGTAAGCAAGTCTACGTTAAAATTATCAAGAGCCTGTCCAGAAATTGCCACTTGGTCGAGTGAGTTTTTCAAGTCCAACATAGCCTCTGTGGTTGCGCCACCGTTCTCCTCGATGAAGTCTAGGGCTGCTGCGATATTATTATTGAGTTCGTCCCTTGTCTTAGATGAAGCAATGTCACGCAGCTTGTCGCCAAACACCCCAAGCTTTTCGTCTGCAATCCCGAACCTATCAGCTACATCATCTATATTATCCCTGAAGATGCTCATTGCGCGCTCGATTGGGCGACCAAAATCAACGCCCTTGCTGGTCAGTCTGTCTTGGCGCGCAATAACTACATCAAACTCTGTGGCTGTTGCCTTTAATGCCTTTGTAACCTTTGCGAACTCAACCTTCTCTTGCGTTGCCGCCAATATGCGCTGAGAGTTAATAAGTTTGATTGTGGCCGTGTTAAGTTCACCAAATTGCTCCTCAAGCTTCTCTAGGTCATCTAAGTCAATCTCTCGGTCGAAGTTCGATGTCGCTGTCGCCAGCGCTTCTGTTGCTTTGGCAAAGTCACTAGCTTCTTTAGCTGATTTCATAAATGCGTTGCCGACAGCGGCAACGATAGCAACAGCAGCGCCCAAGATAGCACCGAATGGACCGAAGATGCCGAGCAACTGTGAACCCTGTTGACCAAAGGCTTGGATGGCGGATGTGCCAGCACCAACCTGAACAGCAAAGTCACCAACTTGGTAACCAGCTTGCTGCAAGCCAGTCATGGCAAACTTACGAGTTGACCGCGTAGTCTTACCCATGTTCTCGCCAAGCTGGTTTGCCCCCCGGCGAGAACGATGCAAAGAGTTTGTAAATTGGTCAACGGCCTTTGTGGCTTGTCTGGCAGGAGCAGTCACTTGGTCTTGTAACTGAACCATTACAGTGAGTGAACTAGCTGCCATCTTCGTTGTCCTTTAAGATGTTATAGTAAGCGACCCATTCATTATATTCATCAAGCGTGATTTGTTCAATCTCAGCAATCGTCTTGCCTAGCTTTTCTGCAAGTGCAATCAGATTAAGTCGGAACGGGTCGCTCCTTAGTTTTTTTCCTGTTCCTCAACCGTATTGGCAGAGAACACCGAAGCGAAGACAGTGCTGATAAGAGATGCTGGTTCATGCATCATTACCATCTTGTCTTCTAGGGTGAAGCACTTCTCACCATCTTCGTCTTCAGCCTTCAGGATAATCAAATCCACTTGGGCTTCCATTGATGGATTACGCAAAAAGTCAGGATGCTTTCGACTAATCTTGTCCATATCCTGACCAGTGACTTGCCCGGCGTAAATACGCATTGGCTCATCACCTTCGCCCCATTCTGGGACATCCGTAATGCTGCGCTGGCGCACGGCACGGTTAGCGGCAATCCGCTCTCTCAACTTAGACATAGGCCACCTCTCGTCTAGTTATTAAGCAATGTCGGCTTCGGTAAGTGCGCCTGAACCCTGAATGGTAAGTGTCATCTCAACCATGCCGTCAACAGTGTTGGTTACTGTTCTGCCAGTCACCAAACCGCCGCCAGTGAACTTATGAAAGTCATCAGAGCCGCTTTCGGTTTCACCAGTTGGATAAAGTTCAAAGTCGATATTCGCACCAGCAACCAGACGAGACTGCTCTGCGTCTGCTGCATCATAGTAAACGTCAATCGTGCCAGTGAAGGTGTTCATGCCAGCTTTATAGACGCGGTTCAAAGAACCCATCACGCTGCAATCAATCACATCAGAACTGCTTTCGATTGTAAATCCGCGAACCTCTGTCATAGCAGTCGCAGAACCACCATCAGCGGCAGTCTTAACAACACCATTGTTGCCAATAAAAGTAGTCATTTTTCAGTTCTCCAAGTTTGCAAACTAAGATACTAGGCAGAAGCCTCAATATCGTTTTCGACTGTAACATAGGTGACAGAGATAGTGAAGCGCGCAACGCCCACCGACTGGTCACCCTCTCCATCATAATCAACTTCAAAACTAGTCACCTGAGTATCTTTTGCGTAACCGCCACGGGTCAAATCAGTGTAGAGGGCTTCCTCTACCTGAACCGCAATGGTGTCTAGCGTGTTGTCGATAGACGAAGTTCCTTTTGCGTAAGCCTCAACCAAAACCTCAAGTTCTCGAATTTGGGTTCTTGGCTTGCCAACAGTTGTGTATTGCGTTGTCTCATTGCGCGTATAAATACACAAGCCCGGCAGCTTGGCGGTGGCCAGTGGAAATAGCCGTGTCTGGAACACGCGAGAACCAGTAGTAGTAAGGCCAGTCAGCGTAGTCTTAATATTGTCTCGGATGCTTTTGCGAACATGAGCCATTAGTCTTCCTCAAGAGCCAAAACAGTCACGCCAGTTCCATCATCTCTAACAACGCGAATTGTGTAGTTTGTTGAGTTGATGACAATGGCATCTCCTTCTGCTGCGTTAACAACATCCGAAGTCCTGCAAGTGAATATGGGTTGCTCAATAGCAAAACCAACAGTGCCGCCAGCATCAGCCTCGTAAAACTCATGGTCATATATTCCCTTTACAGAAGAAGAACTGCCAGCCAAAGGCGTATAAGTAGCAGTAACGCCGAAGTCATCGGCGCTAAAGAAAACCTCAAGTTCTGTGGCGGTTTCTACAGCCATGATTACTCCGCTTCAGGAGTGTCAAGTTCAGTCACAGCCCGGTTAGTGGCCTTCTTGGTTGATTTAGTTTTCTTCGGTTGTGGAGCATCGGTTTGCTCTACACGACCCATTGCCAACAGCGTAGCCGCTTCATCTGCTGCGATTTCAATAACGTCACCCGCTTGAACGCGCTGACCAGCGACAACTGTGTTTTTCAGAATAAGATAATGCATTTTTCCACCCTTAATAAGAAAGGTCAGGAGAGAGGCCGAAGCCCCTCTCCATCACTTTAATGCTTACGAACCATCATTGTTGACAGCAAAGCTGACAGCATGACGAACAGCAACATCAACAGTTTGCAGGGCTGTCACAGAGACAGTTCCGCTTGTGCTGTTGCTGAATGGGTCTGCAACGATGTCCAGACCGCCATACATACCAATCAAGCAATCGGCAAAATTACCGAAATACAGGTCACCAGCAGTGACTTGATTTGATACGACAGCATTGTAGCCATTGATACGACCATCAGGCTCAACAACGAACTGACCAGAACCAGTGTCTTTGGCAGTCGTTTTCAACGCGCCATACATGGAGGCTGGCAGGATGTAAGCCAAGTTGCCCAACAGAGCGTTGTCTTCAGCAACGGCAGTTTCCATTGCAACAACTTCTGCGAAGGTTGGGTTGGCAGCAGCAAAATCAGTCGGGTTGTTAATGCCCGAAGTGTTTTTGATGCCTGTCGGCTGACCCGAAGAACCAGAGCCTTGCAATGCACCAGCGTCGATTGACAAGGCGATGCCTTGAGCAAGGTCGTTACGGATAAGGTTTTCAATATCCAAAGAAGACTGCTGCATCATCAAACGAGTGATTTGCGTATTCGCACCAACAACTTTGGGGGACATTGTAACCTGACCAAAGGTAGGTTCGCTTTCAGCAGAAGCAGCACCTTCAGTTGCAATCCAACCAGCAGACGAAGCGGCTGTTTTCTTCGGAATAGCAACATTACCTTGCAAGCCATTCAGCATGGTTGCACCAGCAGCCATTACGCTAGAAGCGTTGCGAAGAACGTCGATGAAATCGCCGCCACGGAAGTCTTGAGCAATCAAGCCACTATCATCAGAGGTGTTGATGTCACGCTGCGACCAAGAGCGAAGCACTTCAGTCGGTAGCATAATGCCACGGGCATCACGGCCAGTAGCAGCTTGTGCAGCTTCAGATACTTCACGCTCAAAAGCGGCTTCTTCTTGAGCCTTGCGGTCAGTCGGGTTTGCCATTGCACGGATAGCGCGCATGACGGAGAACTGACGAACTTCTTTTTTCGTCATACCGACTTCAGCTTCTTCGAGAGGCTTGTCGCCGATTACGTCGAGCAGTTCACCACGGAACTCGCTCAAGTCTTTGTGTTCGGCAACAGCTTTCGCAGCAAGGTCGCTGCGATTATGTTTTGCGCCCAATTCAATAATTGAGGCGACTTCTTTGTCACGAGCAGAACGAGCCTCGTCTGCCACGACATTGATATCGATTTCTGACATTTCTGTCTCCTTAGTTTCGATAGTTTCAGTTTTAGGTTCAGCAGAAACTTCCTCAGAACGCCCCACGCCGACTGACGTATCAGCCGGGATGCTCACAACAGAAACTTCCATAACGCGCCAAGAATTTACGCGGTAGCTATCCGCATCTTCGCGCTCCATTTTGTTGACTGCATAGCCAACACTGATATTCGCACGGATACCATCCGTAACGTCATCATATACCTCTTTAGCCATTCCGTTCTTACCGAACCGAACTGTTGCCCGTAACATACGAGACGAACTATCGAGAGTTACATCCTCAACAACTCCGATTTGTTGGCGTGGGTCATGGTCAAGCAAGAGCGGCATACGCCCAGACTTAGCAAACGACAAGTCCACACTTTCTTCAGAGTGGTCGAGAATTTCTTTGCCGAACTTGCGCTCAACAGGTTCTTCACTGGAGACTGCAATTTTTACTCGGCGTGTTTCTTCATCAATAGCACCAGCGTTCATATCTGTAGCGCGGTGCGTCAGTTCTGTGGGAGCGGTTCGGTCACTTTCTTCTTCAGTGGCTTCTTCCGCTTCTTCTTCGCCATGATGTTTGGCGAAAACAACGGTTAGCGTCTCGTCATCGTCCTGAACGGCGACAACGTGGCGTTCTTCCAGTTCATCCGTCTCAACGATTTCCTCAACGATTTCCTCAACGATTTCTTCGTTGGTTTCTCTAAGGTCAGTCATTGTTTCAAGTCCTATATAATCAAAATTGTCATCAGAGCGTTCTTTACTCGACATCGGATGCCCTGATGGTAACAAATCCGTGTCATGTTTGCCACTGCGGAATTTTCCGTTGCGTAGCACATACAAAAAGCTATTTACGCGCGCGTATGCCCACTGGTCAGCAGACTTAACTGTTGGGCGGACGCTGCCGGGATTAGTCTTATAAGCGCCGACCCCTCGACGGAACACAGCAATCAATGTGCGTGTGCTTGTCCGTTTGGATGCAGTGTCGCCAACCTTTTCGTTGTGGTCGGCAGCTTTCTTCGCCAGCGCAGTGCGAACTTTGTCGCTCACTTCGGCGCGCTCGTCTTTATCAATAATCTTGGTCAAGCCGCGCGCCCAACGCTGGCCAGCGTCTCCGCCCCACAACGCCCAAGCAATTCGGCCATTTGATGGATAGCCCTTCTCGCCGGGACGAAAGCCTTCAGCCTTCTTGTCCACTTCATGGCGAGAGAAGAAAGAGTGCATACGTTTCACAGTGCTTTCGGATAAGTTCTTTCCGCTCTGTATGTCACGCGCACGGGCGATACCAACCTCAGTTCCACCACGACCAAACTCACGCCGCCATTCAAGACCACGCTTGGCTTCTTCTACCATTCCGTCAGTCGGCTTATAACTCGCCATCGTCTTCACCTGTAACTTCTGGCTCGGCTGGCTGCTTCATACCGAATGGCTCAAACGCCATTTTCAGTCCGTAACGGTCAGCCATTTCTTTGTCGCTCTGGATTTGTGCAAACAGTTCCTCAACATCGCGGCCATAGTTGGCGGCGACATCGTTCATGCTAATCAGGCCGTTATTGATGGCAGTGACTGCTGCGTTAATCTCTTTGAGCGGGTCAACCCAAGCGAAGCCGCGACCACGGAAATGCACATTGCTGGCAAACTTATTATATTTGTCTTCGGTTGACGGGATGTTGGTTGTGCCGAAGTCTAGCGCGCTATCTAACCAAGCCATGAACACTGGCTCACAGAAATGCTCAATCAAGAACGATTGCAACATCTTGTAATGGTCGCGTTCCTCAATCGTGCCTTGACGGATAGAAGAATACGAAACGCCAGTCAGGTCATTCGCCAAGCTAGTGTAAGATACGTTCAGGCCAGAGGCGATACCGCGAAGCACGGCGGCTTCAAACTCACCAAACGCAGTAGTCGGGTGGGTCGGGTCAATCATCTTGAAGTCATGGCCTTCAGGTAGCTGACTGTATGAACCCGGCTCCATGTCAATTATTGGAAGCTGATTTTCATCTTCATCATCGCCGACAAACTCATCTCCAGATGGTGTCGTGATGATACCAAACTTCGCTGCGGCGGCACGAGCTGCTACCAGTTCCGCTTCTCGATAACCGCCCAGCATCTTCAGGCTGGATATAACTGGTGACATAAATGGTTCGCCGCGCGTTTGATGCTGACGTTGCTGAATAAAGATATGAATAATCTCATCGGCAGGAATAACTTGATATTTCTTTTCCTGCTTGTCTTTTATGAAGAAGGTATCATTCGGATGGCTGGTCAGAACGTGATATGCGACTGGACGCTGGAACTGGTCAATCTCAACACCCATTCGGATTTGATTGCCATTTCTCGCTCTGCCGTTCTTGTCGTGGTCAACCCGTTCTGGCTCGATGAACTGCAAGCTGAAGCCATCCTGATATCTATTGTTGCGAACCTTCTTAACAAAGACTTCGCCATCTCGTGCCAATGCCTCTGCAACATATGCTTGGCAATCTTTCCATGACATCCGACCAGATACTTCTGCGCTGCCCATCTTAGACCAGCGTCGGAAAGCGTCTTCAATAATCTGATTGCCGCGAACATCCAAGCTTGTGTCATCGTTGCGCGCGCGAACCTGTAGAGTAAAACCGCTTTCGCCAATGACGTTTGTTTTAATTAAGTGCAAAAAGCGACGAGCATATTCATTATTCCGAGCAAGGTCACGACTACGATTACGCAGCGTGGGAAGCGCTAAGCTAAGTTCTGCGTCAGCAGAATTATTAGATGCCAAGAAGTCAGCGAACAGTCGCCCCTGATTAGCGCCAGAATAAGTGCGATATTGACGAGGCAGTTTTGTCCGCTTCATCGGTTCTTTATCTCGGCGCAGGAAGTCAAACAATGCCATCTTAGAACCTCAACAAAATTGTGCTTTTGGGTTTACGTCCATGCTTGATAGCTTCCTTGCGCTTGATTGCGGAAACTTCACGACGATAATAATCACGCCACTGAACTAACTCTTCAGGGCTTAACTTAGTCAGTGAGCGACCAGCAATCGAATAGCTGGACACATCACTATCGGCTTTACCTTCTAGGATGCTCTCAATCTTGCCAAGCATAATCTCAGCGTGTTGTCGGGGGTCAACCTGATTATCGTAATCGGTAACGATATCAATTTCGCCACGGTCAACAACAATGCGCTCATTATCGCTATTGCGCTCAATCTCTAGCTGATAGTGATAAGTGCCGACTGTGTAGTTGGCTGAAGTCGCACTTGAAATACTAAAAAGATAATCATCTCCAGATGCTGTCGCGGCCACGTTCACTTCAGTCGCGCCGCCAGTAGAAATACGGGCAACAAAACGCATAGTGAAAAGTGAGTTTGAGTAATCGTCTGAGAATTGAGTTATCTTGAACTGTATGAAGTCGCCGACAACAACCTCAGTCGGAACTCCTGTAGGTGCATTGGCACTATCGAATAAATTAGCCACGGCAAGCCCCTTGCGTGTAGAACGTCTGTTTTCTATCCCGCGCTTTTACACGCTTTGCGTGACGACCTTTTCGGCGAACCTTCAGCTTTTCTCGCGGTGCAGAAATTGTGTTTCTACGCGCCATCTAACGCCACCCATTTACAAAGCCACCTTCTCTGCGAGGCATCTTGCGCCTCACTTTAGGCTTCGGCTTTTCGTCCAAATCGTCATTTGCTTTAGCCTTCATAGACCTTTGCGCGATTATATTAACATTGACACCCACTATTGACAATGCCGCCAATGCATAGACGCGACAGTCAAGTGCTTCGTTCCTCGGACGCACTTTTATCCACTCTCTGCGGTGAAATCCTTTGTGGTATTTCCGCACAACCTTCTCGGCTGTAAGCATGGCAAAATACTCATCATTGTAGTGCTTGGGAAAGTGGCAATAACCAGCGCCAATCTCCTTAATCTTCAGGCGCGAATAGACAGTCTCTTTCGCCGTATCTACCCCGATAGGAAATAGTTTGCATTTTATGTGATTGTTTGTGCTGGGTCTTCCGACAATCGGCTTGCCTTCACCGCCAACACCTTTGATGGCAAAGATGCGCCGTCCTAATCTTGGCTTGCAAAACTTATACACCGCTTGCGTGTGGTGACCACCAGTATCAACTGCCGCAGCTTTGATGCCCAATTCTCTGCCATCCTCTGTGCGGAACTGCAAGGTCAGGTAACTATCAAGGTCAGCCCAAACTTGAGCAGACGCCGGGTCTCCGAAGAACGTCTTATATTCGACCGACCAACTTTCTTCGTCCCTACCCCATCCGACAACCTCCATCTCAAGCCTGTCATCTTGAACGTCAACACCCGCCGTAAGAAACACAACTTCTTTCGGTAGCTGGTCACTGGTGTAGTCTTCGCGATGGCTTGCAATCTGAAAGTCATCTAGCCTTTCGCCATCATCCTCCCAGCTTTCGCCTAAGTAGGTGTTTACCCAAACGCGAAGCGTCTCTGGCAACTTCTTGGCTTGCAGGAAATCGGCCACGGCGGATGATAGGGGTGTCCATGGGCTGCACAACCCAGACAGTCGGAAACCCGCCCTTCCGACAAATGGAGCGGTGGCTCTCCATTCCCCTTTGCGTATCGCTTTGTATCGCGCCGCATCATCCCACGCCCCTCCACATTCCTCACAAGCATAGAAAGCTGTGTCCGGGTTTTCATCAGTCCAGTGAACATTTGACCATCGCATAACTTGATGGTGTCCGCAGTCAGGGCATGGCACATGATACTCGCGTTTATCTGTGTTTTCAAACAGTGCCTCAATACGCGATGCGCTTCTTATAGTTGGCGTAGATACAGCAACCTCTTTCCTGTTCCAGAATGTTGCCGCACGTTTTCTTGCCAAGTCGATTGGGTCTCCTTCTGAGCCAGCAGACACGGGGAAGCGGTCAACCTCGTCAAATAACACAAGCCTGATTGGTCGGCTGGCCAATGAAGCAGGACTGTTCGCACCGCACATTGTTATGTGTCCGCCAAAGAAGTTCTTCTTGAGTGTTGTGTTGCCACTGTCTCGCGCCTTCGGGTCAGCAACCTTGCCCTTTAGGGCGGGGCTGTCCCGCAACATTGGCGCAAGCCTATCCTTTGAGAATGTCTGCGCCATGTCGAGTGTTGGCTGCACTAGCAGAATTGGTGAAGGGTCTTGGTGAATGTGATACCCTATTAGGTTTAGCAACATTTCCGTCTTGCCAACTTGCGCGCAGGACATAATCACAACGCTTTCGATTGACGGGTCTGAAACCGCGTCAAGTATCTCACGCTGATATTCGGCACGACTTGTGTGCCATGCACCTACTTCAGCCGAACTCTCAGGCGATAGCTTTCTGAAACTATCCGCCCACTGACTAACAGAAAGTTTCGGAGGAGGTTTGAGTGCGCGCGCGCTAACATTTGCCAGAGCAAGACTAAGCGTCTTCGTCTGCTGCTTGCGGGTTGTATCCGACCAACTCATTCAGCGCCTCCTCAATCATGTCTTCAATAATAGCTCTGGCTTCGGCTGGCCTTTCACACGATATCACAAGAGGAGCGGCCTTGCTCGGTATGGCAAGCAATCGCGTTCTTACTGCGCTGGCTTGTCTGCCGAACTCTTTTGCCACCGAACCTATTTCAACAAGGTCGCCACGAAGCAGGGCGTTCTCCATTTCCTTCGCGTCAGCCTGTTCCTTTGCCAGCCTTGCGCGTTCTTCAGCCAAGTCCAGTTCCCCGGCACGCAGTCTGCCAGCAGCCACTTCCCTTATGTGGCGAATGTATTCCTTAGTTGCTTCATCTAAATCGTATTTGCCACGCGGTTTCTTAGTTATTGTGCCGCGCGCAATCAAATCATTGACCATTTTAGTCGAAAGGTCTAACGCCTTCGCTATCTCAACGATAGTTGCCATCAATGTCTCCTTTTGCCACCGATTAAGGTCTACCATATATAGTATGCATCGCCAATGCCCTTGTATTTAGAACCATTCTAAAAGACAATCGCGCCTCCGCTCACC